CAGAGAAGATATCGCATTTGAAGATATGCGGGAGACAAAATCTGTTAGCAGCTCTTTATATTTGGATATGAATGAGGGGTATCCCGATGTAAGTAAGCTGGAAAAAGAATTGTCTAAGCTTGAGAGTGATTATAAAAAGGGATTGCTTTCTGATACGAAATTTGAAGCAAATTGCAGGGATATAGTTCCGCAGATTGCAGAGGGGCATAATTACCGCTTCATTGGAAAGGTTGGCCAGTTCTGTCCAATAAAGGAGGGATGCGGCGGGGGACTTCTGATGCGTGAAAAAGGCGGAAAGTATTACGCTGCCACCGGTTCTAAAGGATATCGCTGGCTTGAGTCTGAAATGGTCAGGGAACTTGAAAAATATGATGATATAGATCGCTCATATTATGACAAGTTGGTTGATGATGCAGTAAAGACTATTTCCGAATATGGAGATTTTGAATGGTTTGTTTCGGATGATCCTTACATTGGTTCATTGGGGGCGAATGATTCAGATATTGACTGCGAACCAAAAGACTGGAAAGTTCCTTGCGGCGATGGTAAGTATGAAACCTGTTTTGACTGTCCGCATTTTAACGAAGACAGTTTCCACATGGACTGCGGATTGAATTATGATATTTCGGATTTTTTGATAAAGACGCCGATGAATCCGCCAATAACTAAATAAAAAAGGAGATATATTCATGAGTAAGAATGTAAATAACATTATTATCGAGAATGCGAGAATTATTTTTCGCAATTTTGCAGGAAGAGAGTCAAAGTATAATCGTGCAGGGGACCGTAACTTTTGTGTTGTTATCGAAGATTCTGATATGGCGCAAAGGTTAGCAGAAGATGGGTGGAATGTAAGAATTCTTCAGGCAAGGGATGAAGATGAGGAACCGAGACATTATATTCAGGTTGCCGTACGGTTTGACAATATTCCGCCGAAAATAATTCTGGTAACAAAAAAGACCAAAACTCCGCTTGATGAGGAGTCCGTTGATACTTTGGATTTTGCAGAAATTAGGAATGTCGATCTGACTATCCGTCCCTATGAATGGGTAGTTAATGGAAAGACAGGAATTAAGGCATATCTCAAAACCTTGTATATTACCATTGAAGAAGATGAGTTTGCGGAAAAGTATGCAAGGGAAGAGGGACCGGAAGAAGTTCCGTTTAAGTAATCCGTTTGTTATAGATGGGGGCTGGCATCTTATGATGCTGGCTCTTTATATTTTTGAAAGGAGATAAAAAAATGAGTTTTAATTACAAAATTATTGCGGTGGATTTTGACGGCACTTTGTGTGAGAACAAATGGCCAGAAATTGGAGCTGCCAATGAAGATTTATTTGCATATTTACATAGTCAGAGAAGAGCCGGGGCTAAGATTATTCTTTGGACAAATCGGGTTGACGAAAGACTTGATGAGGCTGTGGAATGGTGCTGGAAGCAGGGGTTGATATTTGACTGTGTAAATGAAAATCTGCCGGATGTCATTAAAGAATTTGGCAGCGATACGAGAAAGGTATTTGCACACGAGTACATTGATGACAGAATACATAACGGCTTTAAATTGCCTTTTGAAAATGCGTCGGGGAAAGAAAGCGGTGATTAGATGGCAGGAATAACACTGTTCGACTATCAGCAGGAAGCCATAAATAACATGAAAAACGGATGTATTTTATGTGGCGGTGTGGGTTCTGGAAAGTCATTGACAGCTCTGTCTTATTACTATTTGAAAAACGGTGGTGAGCCATCCACATTGCTTGGCGGGGACTATATAACAATTGGTGATCCGCCAAAAGATTTATATATTATCACGACTGCAAGAAAACGTGACACTTTGGAGTGGGATAAAGAACTGATACCTTTTCTGTTGTCCAAAGACCCGGAAAACAATTTATATTCTAACAAGGTTGTCATCGACTCATGGAATAACATAGGAAAGTATTCTGAGGTTAGGGATGCTTTCTTTATATTTGATGAGCAGCGGGTTGTTGGAAGCGGCGCATGGGTAAAAGCATTCCTGAAGATATGCAAGTCGAATGAGTGGATTCTGCTCAGTGCTACGCCTGGCGATACATGGATGGATTATGTTCCGGTGTTTGTGGCGAATGGGTTCTACAAAAACCGCTCTGAATTTGTCCGTGAGCATATTGTTTATTCGAGGTTTTCTAAGTTCCCTAAAGTGGACAGATATCTCAATACGGGCAGATTGATACGGCTTAGAAATTCTATTCTTGTGAATATGGATTTTGACAGACAAACAGTATCACACCACGAAGATGTTTATGTTTCTTATGATGTTCCAAAGTACAAAGATATTATGAAAAAGCGATGGAACATATGGGACAACGAACCGATAGAAAATGCCGGTGAACTCTGCTATTGTCTGCGAAAAGCTGTAAACTCAGATGAATCCAGACAGGTGGCATTGATGGAAATATTTGAGAAACACCCGCGTATCATCATATTTTACAACTTCGATTATGAATTGGAAATTTTAAGGGAAATCTTTTTGGGAAGATGCGATTCCAAACTTGCTGATTTTGAGATGGCAGAGTGGAACGGACACAGTCACCAGCCCATTCCTGATGCAGAAAGCTGGGTATATCTTGTTCAATATAATGCTGGTGCGGAAGGATGGAATTGCACAAAGACAGACACCATTGTTTTCTACTCCCAGAACTACTCCTATAAGATTGTTACGCAGGCGAGTGGCAGGATAGACAGGCTAAATACGCCTTACACAGATTTATATTATTACCATCTGAAAAGCAGGTCAGGAATTGATTTGGCTATTAGTAAGGCATTAAAAGAAAAGAAGAAGTTCAATGAAACTGGTTGGTTAAGTAAGATAAGAAAAAAAAAATGAAAGGAGAAAAGCAGTATGAATATCACATGCGAGTTTTGTGGTTCTTACATTGATACGGATATTAGTGGTATTCGTTGCCCAGTATGCCGTAACGCAATAAATTTCAGAACACAGGCTGAAAAACTTAGGAACGAAATGGAAGAACGAGAAAAAAATGCAGCCTAAAAAATTGATTGGAAATATTACGGACGGCTATATGTATGTGGATGCTGTAGACGCTGCAATATATGCGAAAGAAGCATCCCTAAGAGCAGATCATATAGAATCGGCAAAAGTTTATGATGATGTCATAAAAAGGACGCTTAATGGCTTATTTGGAATTGGAGGAGATAATATGAACACTAACTATTCAGATATGTATAAAAACGGCAGTTTGTTCGGGATGAATGGGCTGCGTATTAAAAGAGTAATCTTTAACGAGCCTGCCACCATCGTATATTGGGACGATGGGGAGAAAACGGTTGTAAAGTGCAAGGAAGGGGAGCTGTTTGACCCAGAGAAAGGTTTAGCAATGGCAATTTCTAAAAAGGCACTTGGAAATCGTGGAAATTATTTCAACGAGTTTAAGAAGTGGTTGCCAAAGCAGGGTACGGACAAAGAAAAATACATACCTTTGAAGGATTTTGCTTTAGCGAAAAACATCAAGGTAGAACATATAAGAAAAGCAATCAGAGCAGGTGCTTATCCAGAAGCAAAGAAGATTAAGGGAAAATGGTATCTCCCGATAACTCCCGATTAGAAGGAGTTTGAATTTTGAAGTATTGATACTGCCGAGACCGAGGGCTGGATATTTAAAGAGAAATCTTTGTATTTCAGTTCTATGTCCGGATGTTCAGGTTCTATTGAGCAGCGTATTCGGAAATTGAAAGGAGATTGAAAAATGAAACCGAAAAACAAATCCGATACTTTCATTGCACCTGTTGATGCTCCCCAGAATTTATTCAGGGAGGATTGATGTATGAGATATTACAGACATAGAAAAAGAGGATTTGACTTTGGAGATTTCGAGATAACGAAACGTGAAATCCTTGCAAGCATATCTATCATTGCTATCATGTTGCTTATTGGTGTTGTGATTACTGGAAAAATATCGGAGCATGAGTTGGATCAGAATGAGAAATACAACAAAGCAATAAAGATTGACACGCAGGAGCTTTTTGAGTATGGTATGCGAACAAATGTCGGTAATGCGTTTGTCTACGGTGATTTAAAAGCCGTAGACACCGTTACCTATCCAGAAATAGGCGGAAAATATATGTATATTGAAAAAATAAAGGAGAGATATACAAAACATACTCGACAAGTTGCTCATACAAAAACCGTCAATGGGAAATCTCAAACGTATTATACAACGGAAATCTATTGGACGTGGGATAGAGTTGACAGCGAGGAACGAATCTGTAACGAGATTTCATTTCTGGGACACACTTTTACGTCCGATAAGATAGACCTTCCCGGAACTGACTATATTGACACTATAAAAGAATCAAGCCGTGTGCGGCATAAGTATTACGGTGTTAATTTGAAGTTTATTGGAACTATTTTTGCAGAATTGGAAGATGGAACTATACCAAACAACACACCATTTTATGAAAATAAATCAATAGAAGAAACTGTGGAATATTTAGAATCTGGTTCGATACTGGTAATATTTTGGATATTCTGGATTATTTTAATCGGGTTCTGTGTCTATGGGTTTTATTATATTGATAACGAATGGCTAGAGTGATTGATTTTTAGTGAAAGGAGAATTTTAATGAGTGATATTGGTAAAAAACAGCCAAAAGAATACAGTGATAGATTTGATGAATTACGACAGAACCGCGTAGCTCTTTCTTATTATAAGTATGGTACAGCAGCAGATAACTTCGGTATGGGGTTAGTAAATGCTTTAGATTCACATGATTTGTGTATCAAAAAGTATTTGGCTACTGGCAATACTGAGTATCTTTGCGATGCGGCAAATTATCTCATGTTTGAGTTTATGTATCCTCAGAGAAACGGTGCATACTTCAGGGCAACGGATTCTGGAGAAAGTGCTGGTGTAGCGGGAACACCTGTTACGAATTTAAACCGTGATAAGCATTTTGATGCTGTTACTAAAATGTAGGGTTGGAGGAAATTGATGAATTGTGCTGCAGATATAAGCCAGTACCATTATGATTTAGGCTTTCAGGATGGCTATATGGCTTGTAAAGAGGAATATACGGAGAGAGCAAAACAGAAACAAGAACAGAGAATCAAAGAGCGAGAAAAGGCTTTATATTTCTTAAGGCAAAAATTGCTCGGCGTCTTTGTTCTTATTTTTACGGCTATTTCTATTTGGCTGCTGGACGGAGATGCAACTATTGGGGCGATAATGATTCCATTAGGCGTTGCGTTGGTATTTAGCAAAAAGCCTATTATATATGGCAAATATTACTGGGAAATGGAGGATGAATCAACATGAATTTATATATTTCCTTGACACAAGAGGATATTGAAAATCTGAAAAATGGTAAAGAAGTAAAATCAGTATCACCTCAGGGTTGTACTTACGATAATTTGCAGAGTGTGATTATATTGAGCGAAGAAGCCTTTAATAAAAAGTTTAAGAAAGGAGAAAACAATGATTAAAATTGAAAAAACAGAGGTAATGGGATGGGAATCGGCAATTCGTGGTATGCGTAATCCAATGAACAGTTGGAATAGATCTGACAGTGGAATTTGTGGTAGGGGAGATATGCACATCGGGTGTGATAATTGTGCAAACAGAATTCCTTGCAATCATTCTTTTGATGGTTCTTGGCAACTTGGGCAGGAGGACCACTGTTTGATGATGAAACTGGCAAAGGCTGGTTCGGTACATGGGAAGTTCCGCCGAATGATTACCGTTTATGTAGATATTACTGCGCCAATTTATTTTTGGAGCGAATTTGATACATATAAAGTTGGCACTGTTGCTAATTCTACAAGCACGATGCACAAAATTCATGCCAAGGAGTTTACGCTGGATGATTTTTCGTGTGAGCATCTTAAGGATTTTGATGGTTATCAAGACCCTGTTACCAATTCCCCGGCTATTACATGGTTTAAAATGTTGTTTAACGATACCATTGAACATTTGAATATGGCTAGGAAATTATATTTACAAACTGGCGATAAGCAGTATTGGTGGCAGATGATTCAACTTCTGCCTAATTCTTATCATTATACTCGTACAGTGATGTTGAATTATGAGGTTCTGTCCGGTATTTATATTTACCGAAAGAATCACAAGTTGGATGAGTGGCGTGAATTCTGTCAGTGGATTGAGAAGCTGCCATATAGTGAGATTATTACTTGTAATGCGGAGGAGGTGAATAATAATGCTTAAACTTTTAACTGACTGCGACAAGTGTATACATACTAAGGTCTGCAAAAATAAAAACAACCCCAAAGATGCTATGAAAAAACTGGCGAACACCACTTATGGAAATGGTCCAAATGATGATTACGGATGGGATGTGATGATGAAGTCTCAAAACGTAGATGTTTCTTTCTCTTGTCCGGATTATCAAGAGCAAAAGCCAACTCCCAAAGGGTTTGCATAATAACGGAGGTGTAAAATTGATTTCAAAAATTATTAAAAGGGACGGAACAGAAGTTGATTTTGATAAAGAAAAAATTAGAAGCGCAATTTTTAAAGCTAATAATGAGGTGGTAGATTCTAATGCTCAAATCAATTGCTTAGATGTTGATATTATAGTTAAAGTAATTATTCAACGCCTTAGTAAATTTAATCGCGCTGTGGAAGTCGAGGAGATACAGGAAATAGTTGAAACTGAGTTGATGAGATTTAAGGCGTTTGAAGTAGCCAAAGCTTATATTCGCTACCGTTACGATCACAAACTTAAGCGCGAGACAAATACCGACAAGCAGATAATATCTTTAGTAGAGTATGTGAACGAATCAGTCAAACAGGAAAATAGCAACAAAAATCCAGAAATTATTCCGACGCAGCGGGATTATATTGCTGGCGAGATTTCAAAAGATATTACCATGCGAAAACTGTTACCCGAAGCGGTAGTAAAAGCTCATAACGAGGGAATAATTCATTTTCACGATGCTGACTATTTTATTCAGCACTCTCATAACTGTGATTTGGTGAATCTGGAAGACATGCTCCAGAATGGTACTGTTATATCTGGGACTCTCATTGAAAAGCCACATACATTCAGTACAGCATGTAATATTGCTACTCAGATTATTGCACAGGTCGCCAGTTCTCAGTACGGCGGACAGTCAATCAGTCTTGCGCATCTCGCTCCATTTGTGGACGATACGAGAAAGCGGTTCAGACAGAAGAACAGCCAATTGCTGTCTTTTATGCCCGAAAACGATTATAACGAGTTCATTGAGCATTTGGTATATGAAGATATCAAGAAAGGCGTTCAGACCATACAGTATCAGGTAGTAACACTGATGACTACCAACGGACAGGCTCCGTTCATTACAGTTTATATGGATATTAACGAGGCTAAGAATGAGCGGGAACAGGCGGATTTGGCAGTTATTATAGAAGAAGTTCTGAAACAGAGAATGGAAGGGGTGAAAAATGAAGCAGGGGCATGGATAACACCAGCATTTCCGAAACTGATATATGCTTTGGATGAGAATAACACTTATATTGGTTCTGAATATTACTATTTGACTGAGTTGGCGGCTAGATGCACAGCAAAACGTATGGTTCCAGATTATATTTCCAACAAAATTGAACGGCAACTGAAAAACGGTGATACATACACATGTATGGGATGTCGTTCGTTTCTTACTCCAGACCGAACTAAGGAAAACTACTCCAAATGTAACAATTGGACACCTGGGCATAAATACTACGGACGTTTCAACCAAGGAGTAGTTACTATCAATCTGCCAGATGTAGCATTAAGCTCTCATGGAGATTTTGACAGGTTCGAGAATATTCTGAAAGACAGATTGGAAAATATTTGTTATCCTGCTCTGATGGCGCGACATAATCGCTTAAAAGGAACACCGTCGAATGTTGCACCGATTCTATGGCAGTATGGAGCATTGGCAAGGTTGGATAAAGATGAGACAATCGACGAGCTTCTATATCACGGGTATTCTACAATTAGTCTTGGATATGCAGGATTATATGAGTGTGTCAGGTACATGACCGGTGAATCACATACAGCCGGTGGAAAAGAGTTTGCTTTGCATGTTATGCAAATGCTCAACGACTATTGTACCAAATGGAAAGGAAAAACTGATATTGACTTCTCTCTTTATGGGACTCCGTTAGAGAGTACAACATACAAATTTGCCAAGCGTCTTCAAAAGAGGTTTGGGATTATTCCGGGTGTTACAGATAAGAACTATATTACGAATAGTTATCATGTTCATGTAATTGAACCTATAGATGCTTTCACAAAACTTTCTTTTGAATCGGAATTTCAGGCATTAAGTCCGGGAGGGGCTATCAGTTATATTGAAGTTCCAAATATGAATCACAATATTCCTGCTGTTGTATCTGTTATTCAGTACATATATGAAAATATTATGTATGCCGAATTGAACACACGGAGCGATTACTGTCAGGTTTGTGGTTTCGAGGGCGAGGTTCAAATTGTAAAGGATAACGGAAAACTTGTTTGGGAGTGTCCGGTTTGCAAGAACCACGACCAAAATAAATTAAATGTGGCACGTCGTACATGCGGATATATTGGCACCAACTTTTGGAATCAAGGGAGAACACAAGAGATTTCGGAGAGGGTGCTTCATTTATGATTGGAGGTGATATAAATTGGCGCGAGATGAGGATATAAGAAAAAATGCATCTGGATATTCTGATCCAACTGCTTATCAGGCGATTAAGAATGTGGATGGCGAAGATGAGAAGTTTCATAAATTGTTGGACACAATCTTTAATCTTTGTGAATTGTCTGGTTTTCATTTGGAAGAAAGAATAGTTTTAAAAGACAAAAATACAGGAAAGGTATATAGGTGATCAACATGATTACAACGACAGTAAAAGAAATTTCTGCCAAAAACATTTCTACCGGTGTTATAAGTGATATAGGCTTAAAATGTCATGTAGTTGATTCAGTTTTTAAAGAGCATTCTTTGGCTTTTGTGGATGGTTCATACAATGCGAAGACCAACACATATGGATGGGGTGGGTTTCTGGTAGATAAGTTTGGCAAGAAACATATTCTTCAAGGTTTCGGGAAAGAACCCGAACTTGCTAAGATGCGTAATGTTGCTGGGGAAATTCTTGGAGCGAGTGCTGCCATACAAACAGCGTTAAAACTTGGCATGGAGAAGCTGACCATTTACTACGATTACGAGGGAGTTGAAAAATGGGTTACTGGTAAATGGCGCACCCAGAAAAAAGGAACTATGGACTATGCAGCTTTGGGTAAATCTGCTATGAAGAGTGGATTGAAGTTATATTTTAAACATGTGAAAGCTCATTCTGGTGTTCCTTTCAATGAAGAAGCTGATAACTTGGCAAAGAAATCTGTAGGATTGGGGTGAGCATAATATGGACATGTCAGACATAACTATGTTTATAACAAAAATGAATGAGGCTTTCGGACTTATAACTGAAGAACTGTCAAGGGTAGCTGATGCGTTAAATGAACTATTTGAATGTTTGGGCGAAAATGAGAAAGAAGAGAAAACCTTTGTTTCTTTGACCAAGCAGCATGGGATATTTCCGAAAGACAGTCATCAAATTCATACAAAATCGCTCTACAAGCCGCCGTTCGTACAAGTTCCGAAGCATTTGGTATATCAAAGAAGACATTACCAGAGCTGATTTCGCCCACTTTTATATTTGAGGAAAGTGGGTTTGCCCGGTTCTGATGTTGGAGATTTGGTGGATGCGTTGTGAATTTGGGAAATTTGCTTGGATTTTTGGGGAGTTTCGCCCAGAAAAAGTGGGCTTTTGCCCGTTTTTAAAACCCAAAAGTGGGCTATAAAAATGCCGTATTTACGGGCTTTGTGAGG